CTTCGTACCTCACGACGTATCGTGATGGTCATATCGGCCCGGTCATAGTAGCGGTCGTTTATTAACTCAGGGGCATGGATGATGTCGGTATCGCCGACCATCGCCATACCCTGAAGCTGTAGGACTTCCTGGTTCTGTTCTATGCGAAATCCATCACGAACACGGGCCGCAATATCGAGACAGTCCGGCCCATAGAATACTAGAAGGAAGTCGCATTCTTCGTGCGTCCGCTGTTCTGTTTTTGTGCCATCAATATCGGTCATGAGGTATGAGGAGTATTCTCCACGCCTACCAGACTGACCAAATGCCATCCAGTTCACTTCGATTCCGGGTATTGGCGGTGGATTTGTTTGCCATGACGGGCGTACATACTCCGGAGGCAGCCCTGACACCCCAACCAAAACGCCCCCGATAAATCGACGAAATGATACCCCCTCCATCGGCCCCTCTGTCTGAGTGAGGTATCCGCCGGTGGCTGACGTATTAGGCATTGGCGTCTTCCATTCGGCACATTGCCTTGGTGAATCCACGCCCAAAATTGATGAAATTCTCATCGATGCCAGCGACCTGGTACCGCTTTCCGCCCCACACCAATACATCAGCGTACCCGTTTTTGCGTTCAGGCATCAGCTCGCCACGATAGTATACCGTGATCACGTCTTGCAATCTCGCTCCTTCGGGTAGCCGCTGTAGGTCTTCCGTACCTACGGACTGCACAGACGCCCGGATGCAGCACGATGACTCCGTCATCACATGCTCACCGTACTCATTGACTGATGATGATCGTCTGATTAGGGTCAACGAATCTAAAAAATCAGGATCGGCGAGAATATCTGATACGTCGATTCGTGCCATCACGCATCACTTCGGACCACGTACGTGATCGAGTTCAGAAGTTGCCCTGTACGAATTAGGGCCTTCGTCCCCTTTGCCCCCATTCGGGCACGCTGTGCGAGTGTGGCAGGACTTAGGGGGGCGAATCCATCTTGCGACACAATTTGATTCTTTACCGATGCCTGGGCAATAAGGCCAGCCGCATTAAGTCCTTGATCAATCGCCTTAGGATTGTTAAGAGCGTCGCTGGCATACGATTTCAACGCCTCACTCGCCTTGTCTGATGCCTTCTTTACTCCAGGAACTAGGAATGGCCGAGCCGGAATGTTTCGGGCTGGCGACCCGTTCTCATTCAGAAATCCTATCATGGCGTTTGACGCCTCGTTTTCTTTTCGATTGTTTTTTGATTCTGGGATTCCTATCAATACACTTTTTCGGCCCATCGCCTGAATATTCCTTAGAAGGTTTTTAAGATCATCCTTCGTGACCGTGACGCTCATAGCTGGTACAGTACCGGCCCCAGTCTTCTAGCAAGCCGAATATACTGACGACCATAAATGGTCTGGTTCCAATGCCCTGCATTGATTTCTGTAGAGCTTGATGTGTCATAGCTGACACTGACCGATCCAACAGACTTCGCTTGCACCACGCCCAATGACTGACCAGGCGTTCCGCCTGATGCTGAAGCAGATTTGTTGGCCGCTGCGATTGAGATATGATGGGCAACGAACAACGACATCCCGTGGTCATACATCTCGCCCCACCGATCAGCGGACAAAGTCATCTCAGCGACAGCCGCCCAAAACATGATCATGGCTGTCGGGTATTGAGCGACATCGTTGAATTCCGGATACATGATTCGGAATGTATCGATATTCATTTATTTCGTTTCGTTTTTGTTGTGGGCTCTGACTCTGGCTCTGCCTCTGGTCCTGCCTCTTGTCCTGCCTCTGGCTCTGGCTCTACCTCTGGTTCTGGCTCTGGCTCCAAGTCTTGACGAAGTATTAGGACCTGACCTGCCTCAACGAGCACATCAAATTCAACTGATTCGTACACCTCCCTCCCTACATGATGGACCCCCACGCCAAACGATACCATGTTGATCGTTGCTGGTACAAAAAATTGAGCATGCATATACCACTCCTTTGGGCTATCGCTCGATAGCCCATTTAAAAGCCTAAATACCGTCAGCGTATCCCATTGTTTCTGGCTGCATTATTTCGACACACCCAAGAAGCCAGTGGTAAGGAAGAATATAGTGAAGGCCACTGATGCTAGGCTTCCATGGGGCCAGCTCAAACATAGGGAATTGAATGTATTCAGCCTTATTGCTGTAGGCCACCATTCGATCTTTAGCCACATTATTGATTTTTCCAAGTCCCTCAAGCCATTTAACCGAGTAAATTTCAAGAGGTGATGGATTTTTGTGGGTGGCAATTGAATTATTTTTAAGAAAGGTCAAAATCGAAGAATTCCCAGCGTCAGAAACTAGCCGACCGGCAAGGTAGGCGAACTGCTTGAGCGGTAATAGTAAAATGTTCGGACATCTTCCGGCTGACCTCTTCGTCACGTCTGTAAGTAGATCATTGACGTCCTTCAGGATCTCTACTGGCGTCTTCGTTTCCCATGCGGTCGTTGCGCCGCTCCCGCTACCAATAGTCAATGATGTTTTTTGCACGATTGAATCAGAGTTTAAAAGCCCTTCTTCAGCGAAGAGGGGATCGCCAATATATACCTTCTGATCTACCTCTTGTTGGTATTTTCCGTTGATTTGTCTCTGCTGCTCATCCTGCACTGAGAAGCCAAGCTTGATCATCGATTCAAGCTCCTGCTCTGTGTACATCGCTGCCCTGGTCATGTACCTTGTTGGCTTTGTTATCATCTCGCCATCCATAGACACTCCCTGTATCGGGCTGTCCTTTGTCACATATGAGAATCCGGTAGGGCTCAACATTCCAGGGGCGTGATACTTTACACGGCGAAAGCTCGTAGATACTTCGCCCAGAGTGATGTTGCGTCGGATGATATCACGGGCCCAAGTATACTCCTCTAGTGGCCTGGCAATGGTTGGCGATAGATTGGTAAGTTGATTGATATAAAAAGATAAGTCTGACATTTATTCTCCTCCTACTTCACACGGATTTCGGTGCAGTTATTTGAATCTTTGCCTGTTACCGCCCATATTACATTTGGTAGGGCAACGCATGCGCCTGAATCGGCAGCGGTCTCAAAATCGCCTACCTTCTTGGTCCCTGATTCTGTGATGCGCACATATACAGAACCGCCACGAACTGGCGTCCCAACCTTGCATTCGACGATCATGTAGCCTTGAACAAGTACACTCTGAATGATATCGGCATTTGGAACCGACGATCCAAATGACTGATTGAGCGTGTTCGATATATTCGGAACAGATCGAGCCAGAAGGCCATACACTACACTTGCGGCGTCGCCTGAGGCAATTTTTTCAAATTTTCCATTTACAATTTTCACAGCCTTCCCGTATGAATCGGGGGTTGATGCTGAATTGAGTACGCCAGGCTCTACTAGAGCATGACGGCTTCTGGTGATGTCACCTGGCACGCCGGATGGGATTTCGGTGATGTATGCGGTCATTATTTTCTTCCTTTCCAGAATTCTGCGTATACGTCTTTTGATTCAGATTCAGGCTGAACGACTCGTGTCAGCTGCGAGCGTCGTTCACCCTTTACCAATTCTGAGGCAGCGATAAACAGCATATCTTTGTCGGCCGAGTCGAATGCCTTGCCTTTCAGTAGGGTGTCAATGATCTGACGGCCCTCATTGGTGGCGTAACATGCATTGAGGGCCTTGCTCTTTACGTCACCAGTTTTTGCAATGCCGGGCGATAGAATTTCGGCCCGTGCAATGGTGTCGACATCGTTACAGCTGTCCGTGGTAATTTCAACCTCCGTCGATGGGTCCTCTTTTTTTGCAGCCTTCAATTGTGCAATAAATTCCTCTAGTCGGGCCAATCTCTCTTCAAACATAGGCATTTGATCGGTGGGTTGGTCCGTTACTTCCTTTCCCGTCTCTTCCGTGCTGTCATGTGCTGCCTGGCCTTCGGTATCGACAGAATCGAATACCTGATCTAGCGTACTAAGAAATGTTCTAGAGACTGCTGTTTTTAACTTTTCAATCATTCGGGGCTCCTTTCTTGGTGCGTGGTCTTGAATGGCACAATCTGGCCCACATCTGCCGGAAACGACTAGCGCAACATGGTTTCCAACGATGCCCTCCTGACGGCCTCTTCCGGGTGCGATCTCTACGTATGTAGCTTCGTACCCGCAAGACACCTCCCGGAGTTCTTTATTTTTCACACGCGCGATTGCCTGGGCATCCGTAATGAGAAGGTCAGCCACAAGGGCATCAGTCCCGTCTTCTAGCTTCGAAACTCTGACGTTTTGAACCAATCCAACAGTCAGTGCCTTCCAATTTTCTGGTGTGACAAAATCATGAGGGTGGTTGATCGTAATTGGCTTCCCTTCAAATGATGCAATAGTCTCTGGCCGTGCTATGTCCTCCCTGCTTCTTTCTATGATAGTATTGCCATCTCCGGCCGTAATTGGCGTCTCGCTTGGTGCATATGTCAGCTCACCAGCTCTTGTTATGGGAACGCTTTCACACAACAGGAACCCTTCAGGCGTCTCGCTAATATGTTCTGACAGCTGTTCCACGCTGTAGATGTTAGCCATTGTCCGATTCGATCCAGTTGAATCCCGCAACGATGTTGACCACTTGGTTCGTCTCGTTCGTTATTTTGAATAGGTAGCTTGTGTTTTTTTTCAGTAGCCACTCACCGTCTAGGTGCTCATCCGATACGGTCTGCTTGTCGCCGAATATTCGGTCAGTCATTAGAGTGGTTCCGGATGCCGTCACCGTAGGCCCTGCGAATACCTGCATGGTGGCCGTGACCGCTGACTGCCGATTTCGTGCCACAGCTTGTTGTGGCGTTCCGTCTGCCGTCGTCGTCGGCGACTCGAAAAACTCAACTTTAAGCGGCGACGCATCCGATTTGACGAAAAATCCCATCAAGTGGGAAGTCACAGCCCCGGTCTTCCCCATGAAATAGACGGACGATGTGGCGGTGATAGATGATGTGGCGGTGTAGGTGTATGCCGTCCCAGCGTGTACGCTACTATTGGCTACGTCGATCACCTTGAAGTTGCCATACTCATCCACCACGTTGACGATTTTATTCGACTCGGTCATAAATCGCCCACTCTTAGGCGTGACGTTATTTATCTGTGGCGTAATCGCATCCATATTTTTATCATTTAGTCATTTTTGAACAAAAAGATCAAGGGGCTAAATCATGATGGGATTATTGGCTCAGCAAAGCATCGGCAATTCGGGAACTCGCCGGGCCCGTGATTCCCCTCGCCATCGATGTATGGTGGATCGTCGTATTTGAACACCTGCCCCTCTAGTTCTGCGTGTGATTCCCTCACATCCCCATCCTGTGCGGTACGCCAGATGTATTGATCCGCCCCAACGTATTCCGCCCTTGCCTGGGTCATGGCTGCGTTAGCTTT